GAGGTGGCGGCGTTGAGTGTGATGTTGGTGGACAAGCAGGGGGAGATTGAGAAGCGGATGGTGGGGGTGAAGGACATGAGTGATGAGGTGAAGGAGTTATGGGCGAAGCTGGAGTCGTGGAGTGAGGCGCATCCGGTGAAGGGGCGGGAGAAGGCCATAATCGACGTCGAGGCCACGAGTGCGGATTAATGCGAACCAGGTGCGGGGGTTTGTGGAGAATTTTTTGTGGGAGCGGTTTGAGGATCGCGAACCCATCTGTGATTTGCACATGCGGTATTGGGAGTTGGCGTGTGACCCGAGGCGCTACGTTGCGTTTGCTGCGCCGAGAGAGCACAGCAAGACCACATCATTGCCGAAGGCGCGGGGGTTGGCGTGTGCGTTTTATCGGCAGCATGCGTTTCAGTTGAAGGTATCGTCGACGCGGGATTTGGCGTTGGAGATAGTGCGGTGGTGTCGGGAGGAGGTTACGCAGAACGAGAAGTTGATTGCGGCGTTTCGGCCGAAGGTGGTGCAGGATCAGGTGGATGACCTGATTGTGGAGTTTCCTGATGGGTATCAGTTTCGGTGGGTAGCGATGGGGATGCTCCAGAAAGTCAGAGGATTCGTTTGGGGGACGCGGCGTCCGTCTCTCGTTGATGTGGATGATGCGGAGGACGAGTTCGAGTCGTTGAATCCGGAGATACGGGATCAGGTGAAGAAAAGAATTCGCCGCGTGATTCTGCCGATGGGGTCGAAGCAGACGGAGTATCGGGTGTATGGGACGATCGTGCACATGGATTCGATGCTTTCGGGTTTGTTGAAGCATCCGCAGTGGAAGTCTGTTCGGTTGGAGGCGTGTGATGAGCGGGTGAGTGCGGAGAGCATTTTGTGGCCGGACAAGTTTTCGCAGGAGCGGTTGCTCGAGTTGAAGGCGCATTTCGTTTCTGATGGTGACTTGGAGGGGTTCAACCGGGAGTACAGGAATCTGGCGATCGACGTATCGACGTCGTTCTTTCGTCCGTCTGATTTTGTGCCGATGGATGAGGATGATCATGAGCGGCGGAAGCGTTATTACGTGGGTGGGGACCTGGCGTTCTCGAAGGGGGAGCGGCGGGATTTCACGGTGCTGATGCTCGTTGGTTTGGATGAGGATGGGATCTTGCATTTTGTGGAGGAGCGTCGAGGACGGTGGGATGGGAACGAGGTGATCGACGAGTTGTATCGGTTGAACGAGATGGCGCTGTGTTTGCCTGGGGGCGAGAATGGGGTGGAGGAGTATTTCATTGAAAGTGGCGCTATCAAGGAGACGCTGGGAGCGGCGCTGGAGATTCGTATGGCGGAGGAGGGCTACCTCAACATACGTCCTGGTCTGGTCCCGACTAAGGACAAGGCGGTTAGAGCAGTTCCTCTTCAGGCGCGTATGCGGGCGAAGGGCTGTCGTTGGGACACGGAGTCCTCGTGGTTTGCGGACCACCAGCAGGAGTTGCTCGAGTTTGCCCAGGAGGGGACGCGGGGGGCGCACGACGATCGGGTGGACGCCGACGCGTGGGTGGCGCAGGCGTTGCGCACGCTGGGCAAGCCCTTGACGGATCGGGAGGAGTATCGTGAGCAGTTGGCGCTGGCGCGGCGTTTGAGTCGGCAGCGGGTGAATGATCCATACGAGGTGATGACGGGGTACGAATATCACAGGAGCTTGCTGCAATGAGAATTTTTTTGTGCTTGCCGAAGGACTATTCGATGTCGAAGAGGGTGCGGCATGACACGGCCTCGCTCACCAATGGGGGGCCACCGCAGCAGACGCCCGAGATGGACGAGGCAGGGCTGGCGTGGTTCGAGGCGGAGCTTTCGAATCGTCCGTTCAGTGAGACGCACAACGCGAAATATGCGGAGCAGGCGCGGTATCTGAACAGCGTGATTGACGAGTTGAGGCCGTCGAAATGAGTTTTCGTCCGACGCGGCCAATTCCGATCTGGGAGTCGATCCGGGCGGTCAATGTTGCGAAGCTTTTGACCGATGAGGATGTGACTGCGATCGGGCGCATCGTTGCGTCGGGCTATGAGGTGGACATGAGTTCGCGCTCGGAGTGGGCGCGGCGGCAGGCGGCGGCGAACAAGCTGGCTTTGCAGGTGATGGAGGAGGAGACCTTTCCGTGGCCGAATGCTTCGTCGATCAAGTTTCCGCTGGTCACGGTGGCGGCGCTCCAGTTTCAGGCGCGGGCGTATCCCACTTTGCTGGGCTCTACCGAGATCGTGAAGTGTCGCGTCATTGGGGAGGATCCCACGGGGGAGAAGACCGCGCGTGCGCGGCGCATCTCCACGCACATGAGTTGGCAGTGTCTCGAGCAGGACGAGGGGTGGGAGGAGGAGCACGATAAGCTCCTGCTGGTGACGGCGATCGCAGGGTGTGCGTTCACCAAGAATGGGTACGAGCCGGGGCCGGGGAGGATCGTTTCGCAGCTGGTGTTGCCGCGGAACCTGGTGATCAACTATTTCACGCGCACGCTGGAGGATTCGCCGCGCTTCACGCACACCTTCAATCTCAATGCCAATGCGGTGAAGCAGCGCGAGATTGATGGGCGGTTCCTGAAGTTTCCCACTGATGCGAGTGGGACCATTCTCGAGGATCCGCCGGGGCGGCAGAATCCGGTGCGTCCCGATGGTCAGAGCGGGCAGGACGAGATCACGAATGCGAAAGACAAGCGACAAGGAATTTTTCCTCCGCAGGAGGATGACGTCACTCCCTGGTTCACGGGGGAGCAGTATTGCTGGCTCGACCTGGATGACGATGGTTATGAGGAGCCATACATCGTCACGTTCGACATTTCGTCGGGTGCAGTGCGGCGGATCGCTGCAAGATTTCTTCCCGGTGATGTCAAGTTTGATGATCACTCCACGCTTGCAGATCATCAGAGCGAGGGGCATGAGGAGCTTGCCTACGACGTACCGCGTGGTCTCAAGGTGTACAAGATCACGCCGGTCAAGATTTTCCAGAAGTATGGCTTCATTCCCTCGCCCGACGGGGGCTTCTACGACCTGGGTCTGGGGTCGCTTGAAGGTCCGATAAATGCGGCGGTGAATTCGTTGATCAACCAGTGTGTCGACACGGGCACGCTGAAGCTCCTGGGTGGCGGGTTCCTCGGACGCGGCTTCAAGGGTAGAGGGGGACCCGTCACTTTTTCTCCATCGCAGTGGCACGTTCTCGATGCGGCAGGCGACGACATCCGGAAGAACGTGATGCCGTTGCCGGTGCCTGACATTTCGCAGTCGATGTTCAACCTGATTGGGCTGCTGATCCAGTACGCGGAGCGCATCGTTTCGTCGACGGAGATTCAGATGGGTGAGTCTCCGGGGCAGAACATGAAGGCGGAGACGGTGCGAACGCTCAATCAGAATGGGCAGCGCGTCTACACAGGGATCTACAAGCGGTTGTGGCGAGCAATGCGCGGCGAGTTTCGCATTCGGTTCGATCTGAATCGCCTGTTCCTCAAGGTGGACCAGGATTACGAGGACCTGACCAACGGGATGGGCGCAGGCAAAGGGGCGATGATCCGGCCTGACGATTACATGGGGACGTCGTTCGATGTGCGGCCTGCGGCGGATCCGAACGTGGTGAGCGATGAGGATGCGATACGGCAGGCGATGCTGCTTGTGCAGTTGAGCGACACGCATCCTGGGTACAACAGGTACCAGGCGCAGATGCGCTTACTGAAGGCGCAGAGGATTCCGAACATCGAGGAGGTATTCCCAGCGCCGATGCAGCAGGATCCGAAGACGGGTCAGATGGTGCCCGCGAAGGATTTCCCGCCGCCGCCGAATCCGAAGCTTCTGGACGTGCAGATCAAGCAGAAGAAGGTGGAGCTCGAGGAGAAGAAGCTACAGGTGCAGTTGCAGGACGAGGTGAAGGAAACGCAGGCGCACATCATCGAGATGGAGGCCCATGCGAGGCAGATGCTTGCGGAGGCCAAGGGAGCGCAACTGGATCCGATCATCAAGCTGATCTACGCGCAGATCGAGGCGCAGGGCAAGCGGCGTGATCACCTGGTGAGCATGCTGGACACGATGAACGACATGGCGGAGACATTCAATGACCGAACTGATCAGGCTGCGGCCAACGCAGGAGTGGGCGGCGTGGCGGGACAACCCGCAAACGCAGCTGTTCCTGCAAATGCTCGACCAAATGGTGGCGGGGGTGCAACTCCAGTGGCTCATTGACGGGTTCCAGGAGACCAACGAATTCAACCGCGGGGGCGCAGTGGCGCTGTCGGAGTGGGCGCAGATGGTGCGGGCCCTGGGCGAAACGCCAGCGGAGGAGGAGCAGATCCGGCTCGAGTTGCAGCACAAGAACAGGGTGGAGAAGGCGCGTATTGAAGCAGAAAACTACTAGGAGATAGCGACAAATGAGTGATGTAGGACTAGAGCTTACTGGGGAGAAGGTTTTGGTGCGTCCTCCGGAGGTGGAGGAGCAAACAAAGAGTGGTCTGATCATCCCCGAAATCACGAAAGAGAGAGAGCAAAGGGCGCAGTGCGAGGGGATTGTGATCGGGATTGGCCCATTCTGCAAAAATGTTCCTGAAATGGCGGGTATCACGATAGGAGATCGGGTGTTTTTCGCCAAGTACGCCGGGGACAACGTGAAATTTTTCAAGGAAGGCGTGGAATATCGGGTGATCAATGGTCGCGATGTGATCGGAAGGCTCACGGGCGATCTCGACAGTCAGTTCAAGGCGGCGCTCACGCACCAGGAGGCGGAGTTGATTAACCAAGTTGTGTGAGTGGGCATTGATTTCGTGAATCCAACGGTATATAAGGCGTTCTAATCATGGCAACACCACAAAATGTAGGGTCAAATGGGGGTGCGCCCCCCAATGCGTTCGGTCAGATCAACAAAGTTCCGGACATCGACCCCAATCTGACGATCCCTGATGGCGAAACGACAGATTCCTTTGCTTCCGGGGGTGCAGGCGAGTCTGGCGGCGAGGGAGAGGGCGATAGCCGCGCTGGAGAAGTCGCTGCGGAGCGCGAAGCATCGCGGCATGGGTGGGTCACACAGCAGGAGTGGGCTGACCAGGGCAAGGATCCCTCAAGGTGGCGTCCAGCGAGCGAGTTTCTGGATGTGCGACAGGGCATCGCCCGCATCTCGAACGAGGAAAACGCCTACCTCAAAGCGAAGGTTGCCACACTCGAGGGCCGCATCAACGCGAAGGATGCTGCGGACCAGAAAGCATCACTCGAAATCAAGCGGAATGCCTTACTAGCGGAACGCAGAGATGCGAGGGAAAACCAGGATTGGGAAAGATTTGACCGAGCAGACCAGGAACTCCTGGGCCTCACCGTTGCCGAGCGATCTGCGCCAGTACAACCCAAGGTCGACCCCCAAGTTGCGGAAGCGTTCTCGAAGTTTGGTCAGGAAAACAAAGCGTGGCTCGACGACCCGGAGTTGAAAGCGGATTTCATGGTGGAGTTGAAGGCGATCGTGTCTGCGGATGCAGCGCCGGATGCTGCCACTGCGCTCCAACATGCGAAGCGCCGCGTTATGCGCGCAAACCCTTCAAAATTTGGCCGACAGTCATCCCGCCCAGCAATGTTCGAGATGAGTGGGGCCCCTACCCCATCATCCTATGGTGGGAGCGGGCGCTCATGGCATGAGCTTCGTCCGGAGATCCGTCGGCAGGCGGAGATCGACATCGGCAAGGGGATGTATACGCAGAAGGAATTCCTTGCCAACTGCGATTCAGAACACTTCCGGAGATGATGAATGGGCTGGCCTAAGGGGATGACGAGGGAACAGGTTGCGGCGATGACTCCGGAGGAGAAGGCGAGCGCGTTCGCGGTGAAACGTGAAGCAACTGTGTCACATGAAACATCGGAAGAAGCGCCGTTGATGGACGACGACGCGATTCGCCAGAAACAGATTGACGATCTGGTGAAGCAGGCGGAGGGGATAGATTTTTCCAAACCAGAAACGATTCCCGTCAATTATCTTTCTGGTCAGATTCGTCGGCTCGAGGTGCACAACCAGAAACCAGGTTTTCACTACCATTGGTTCAACGACGACAAGGGCGGGATGAATATTGCGAATGCCATTCGAAGCGGGTGGGCGTTCGCTGATCGCAAAGACGTTCAACTCAATGCAGCTGCTACACCTCGCAACAACGATCTAGGCTCTCGCGTTCGTCAGGTGGTTGGTTCAGACGAACGTGGCGGGCCGCTCTATGCGTATCTCATGCTGATTCCTCAGGAGCTCTGGGACTATCACCAGACAGGACCAGGATCCCGCGAGGAGTACCACAGGAAGTTGATGTCGCAAATCGTGGATGGCACTCTGGCGGAGAAGCCGGGGGAGATGCGCTACAGCGCAGGCAAACCGTTCCGTGGTATCCCTGGAACGCTCCCAGCAATTTCTGTCAGGACCTCCACAGCGCGACACAAGACCGAAAGTAAATCCGAATAGGAGGTGTCCGTGGCAAACACTAACACTCCGTTCGGACTGGCGGTGTTTCGAGGTGGCGGCTCGTATTACAGCAATCAGAGAGGGACCACGTACAGCATTCCGACGTCAGATACATCGAACGCCTATTACATGGGCGACACGGTGAAAGCAGCGGCGAGCGGTGATGCAAACGGCGTTCCAAATGTCACTAAGATCACCAACGGTACGGACGCGATTCGAGGGGTCATCGTCGGGATTCTCCCGGTATACCCCAACAAAGGCTCGTATCCAGGTGCGTCATCGTCCTTGTCGCTGGAGCAGAACTACGTTCCGGCAACCAAGGCCAACCCGTACTACGTCATCGTTGAAGATGATCCAACGACCGTCTTCATCATGCAGGACGACGGGATCACGACGGCGAACCTGGTTGCTGCATCCTGCAATCTGAACTTCAACTACACCGTGACGAACGGCTCGACGACCAACTCAGCGTCGGGCAGTGTGATTCTCTCGTCATCCTTTGCGACAACTGCAACCTTCTCGATGAAGGCTCTGGGTCTCGCGCAGTTTCCGAATAACGCATTCGGAGCCTACGCGAAGTGGGTCTGTCGCATCAACGTGAGTGAGCTCACCGGCTCGTTCGCAGGCGTCTAAGGAGAGGCTACCATGCCAGGCGTTATCTCTACAGGCTCCCTGCCTAAATTAAATTGGCCGGGGCTCAAGAGCATCAGCGGTGCAACGTACCGGGAACACCCGAAGGTCTATCCACACTGGACCACCCGCGTCGAATCCGATAAGGCGTGGGAAGAATACCAGGGGATCACGGGATTCGGTTTTGCATCAGTGAAACAGCAGGGCGAGTCGATGGCCTTCGATTCGCAACAGCAGGGGTTCAACACCCGCATCACCAACATGACCGTTGCCCTCGGGTACGTGGTCACGATGGAAGAGCGGATGGACAACCTCTACATGGACGGCGGGTACAGACTGGCAGGATCTCGCGCCAAGATGAATTCGTTCTCCATGATTCAGACCAAGGAAGTGTTCGCGCACCTGATGCTGAACAACGCATTCTCGAACAGCTTCCCCGGCGCGGACGGCGTTGCGTTGTGTTCTACGGCGCATCCAACCGTCACGGGTCTGAGCTTGAGTAACGCAGCCAATCCTGCGGCGGATCTGAACGAGGCTTCGCTCGAGGATGGGATGATCGCGATTCGCGGGTTCGTCGACGACAAGAACCTGTTCGTCGACGTGCACGTGAAATGTCTGGTCATTCCGCGGCAGCTGCTCTACACGGCAACGCGGATCCTGAAGTCTCCGTACCAATCGCAATCGGCGAACAACGACATCAACGCCCTGAAGTACACGGGCGCGATTCCGGAGATCGTCGAGAGCATCTACCTCACTTCTCCCGGCGCGTGGTTCCTGGTCACGGACACGGGAATGAGCGGTGAGGGTCTGATCTACCAAGAGCGGATGGCTCCGGAGCCGGTGCAGGACAACGACTTCGACACGCGCAACTTCAAGGCGGGCATCATCGAGCGGTACGCCTTCGGTTGGGATAACTGGAGAAGCGTGTACGGATCGAATGGTCCCTGACGTAAACACTACATGGTATAATCCAGCCTCCACTCATCATGGGGGCTGGAAATGCCAAGACGAACCTATCGCAAGTGTTCGATTGAGACTTGCCAAAACAATGTTGTTGCGAAGGATCTATGTGACCTGCACTACCGCAGATTGCTTCATCACGGAGATGTAGAACAAGGGCGTCCAACTGATTGGGGTAAGAGAGATCTTCATCCTCTCTATAATCACTGGACTTGGATACGGAGAAGCAATAAACGAATTGATTCACGCTGGGATGATTTCTGGACTTTCGTTAAAGATGTTGGAGATCGGCCATCTTCCATCCATCGGATTGGCCGTGTTGACGAGTCTCGTCCTTATGGACCTGATAATTTTCTCTGGCGTGAAAAAAAGTTC